ATTATGTTGATGAAGTTTATAAGGACGCTTGGACTGCTCAAACTGATATGTATTCTCGGATAACTATTACTGGAACTACTTTAATTGGTGCTACTAAATATGCTTCTATGGTAATTACACTTCACAAAATGATAGTAACTGATTGGAGCAGAGACGGCGGTAATGACGAATTGGTAACCCAGAATATAGCAATAAAAGGTTTACTCAATACAGCAGATGCAGAGGCTATGGAATTGACACTACAAAATAAGACAGCAACTTATATACCAGCTTAATTAATAATCAATAAGATTATGAAGTGTTATATTTGCGGAGAAACATTTGATAAAGCGAAGTATGGTAGAAATAGATTAGTTGAAATATTTATGTTTTTGATAAGTATTCCGCTATTTTTTATACCATTAATTATATATTATATAGCCACTCCACGCTGGAGATGTCCTTATTGTGGAAATAAAATTATTAAAATTTAAACAATAAAATTATGGAAATAAAAAAAATTACATTGCCAATATCTAAAAAAGAAGTTGAAATATCATCTGTTATTAAAGCTGGAATTATGATTGATTTTCAAAATATTCCGATAGCTAATAGAACGAAGTTTTTAATAGAAAATATAATAATAAGTATAGACGACAAAAAAGAAAATATTTACAATTTAATTAGAGAATTAGATTTTAATGATTATAAGGTTATAGACGCCGAGATAGTTAAACTAATGGAAGGTAAAGAATTAAAAAAAGTTTAGTCCGACATTACTTTGATTGTTATAGAGGATATAAAGATTTAACTAAGGAAATGGTAATGTTGGAAGTATGTAAATATATGCACTGGGATTATTGGACTTATACTAATCAGCCAATGAAATTTGTAAATTTAATTAGAGCAAGGATAATAGCAGAAAAACAATATAATGATTATTTAATCAAAAAAAATGGCAGATAAAAGAACACTACAATTAATTTTAACGCTAAAAGACAAAGCAAGTGCTGCATTAAAAAAGACTGGTTCTAGTTTTACTGGTTTTAATAAGGCGGTTAAAGTTGCTGGAATAGCAATAGCTGCGAGTGCAGTTGCGATTGGAACTGCCTCAATAAAAATGGCTGCTGATTGGGAAACTTCTATGTCTAATATAAATACTTTATTTGATGATAGTGGAGCAAGTATTAAGAGAATGGATAAGGGAATTAAAGAAATATTAAAAAGTTCTCCAAAGTCAGCAGAGGATTTAGGTGCTTCTGCTTATAATATTGTATCTGCTGGAATATCCGACACAGCTGAAGCGTTAAAAGTTTTAGATGTATCTCAAAAATTAGCAGTAGCTGGATTAGGTGAAACAACAGAAGCGGTTGATATAGTTACATCAGCTATTAATGCTTTTGGCATAGATACAAAATATGCTAACGATATTGGAGACTCCTTTTTTCTAGCAGTTAAAAGTGGTAAAACTACTGTATCAGAATTAGCACAGGGTTTTGGTCAGGTTGCTCCATTAGCAAATGCAATGGGAGTAAGTTTTGAAGATTTAATTGGAACTGTATCAGCTATGACAACTTCTGGTATGAAAGCAAGCGTAGCTTATAGTCAAGTAAGAGCGACATTAAGCAATTTATTAAAACCGACAAAAGAAATGCAAGAACTTTATGACGAACTTGGAATGAGTGTTGAAGATGTTAAAACAAGTATGAGTGAAAAAGGATTAATTGGAACTTTAAGAATGCTATCAGAATCAGTTGAAGGAGATACAGCAATGCTTGGTAAAATGTTCGGTTCAGTTGAAGGTTTAAATGCAGTTATGATGTTATTAAATGAAACTGGAGATAATGCTAATATTATAATTAACGATATGATAACAAGCAATGGTATATTAAATGATAAATATAAGGAGCAAAGTGAAACCACTGAAAATCAATATAAGATACTAAAGAATAAAATGAATGTAATGATGATGGAATTAGGTAAAAAGATACTACCTTTAGTTATAAAAGGAATGGAATTATTAAGTGCCTTTATTGACAAAGCCACAGAAAATTGGGATAAATTTACTACTGTATTGTCTAAAGTATTTATAGCATTTGACAAAGTCGCTAGCGCTGCGAAAAATGCTTGGGAATGGGTAAAAAAGGCAACGAGTGTAGTTGGTGGCGGTATATCAGGAGTAGCTTCTAAAGTAGGCGGATTTTTTACTGGCAAAGCAAGCGGTGGTTATGTAAGCGGTGGAACTTCTTATGTAGTAGGTGAACAGGGTCCCGAATTATTTACTCCGTCAGTAAGCGGAAACATTATACCAAATAATAAATTAAGCAGTGGTGGCGGAATAATTATAAATGTTTACGGCGATGTATCAGGCGAGGAATTAATAACCAAAGTTTCTGATGGTATAATGAATAATTTAAGATTGAATTATAAATTATCAGCTTAATATATAAAAGCACATTGAAAAAATTATTTACTATTAGCACGTCCCTTATAATTATCTGTTAATTTATGACACTCTTCACATAAGGTTATGCCATTTTTTAAATTCCATAATTCTTTACATTTTCTAGCATCTAAAGTACCTTTGACATTATTTTCTTTAATAATTTTACTAAATCCTTTTATGTGATGTGCCGTTATATATACACCCCTTTTATTACAAGTTTGACAAGTCCAATTATCCCTTTCAAAAATTGATGTTTTCCATTTTTTATATTCTGGCATCATTCTACATAATTTATCAATCTTTGATATTCCACCTTTCCAGTTATGATGATTTCTACCAAACGGTAACTTTCGGTTTTTCATTGATAAATGCCATTTTGCTGATTGTTTTAATGCTTTACGGATATTATCTTTATGATGTTTAGAGAGTTTTCTACCTTTATTCCATTTACCAGTTCCAGATTTTATAGCAGATTTACTCATTTTTTCTCTAGTTTCTTTTGACAATTTTTTACCTAATCTTACTTCACTCATTTTCTTTATAGTTTCTTTAGAATAACCATATTTTTCACGACATTTTCTTGAGCAGAAAAAAGCAGTATTTTTTCGATAAGGAAATACTTTGAAAAGTTTACCACATTTTTTACAATATTTTATAACCATATAATTTAATTATAGCATAAATATGATAACATTGAAGATAAACACAGTCGATAAGTCAAATAATGTAGTTTGGGTTGGTTGTAGTGCTCATAAAAAATTAACAAGATTAGTAGATACAGCAAAGTTTACAGTCAGAAAATACGGAAGCATAACATACACCCCGACAGTCGGTGATGACATAGAAATAAAAGAGGGGACTGATGTTATCTTTGCTGGTGAAGTGCTTAATTGGAATGAAAGAGTTGAAACGAGCAAGGGAGTAGTATTTGATATAAATTGTGTTGACTGGCTTTATAAGTTTGATAGCGAAACTGTATCAGAAGCGTATGAGAGCCAGACAATACAACAGATTATAGACCATATTATTGCTAATTATACCAGTGGCGGATTTACCTCGAATAATGTTGACGGTACTTTCACAATAGACAAGATAGTTTTTAATAATGTATATCCGAGTGCCTGTTTAAAAAGATTAGCGGATATATTAGGTTATGATTTTTATATAGATGAGGACAAGGATATTCATTTTTTTAGCAAAGAGACAAATACCGCTCCATATGATTTAGAAGACGATAGCGGTAATTATGTTTATAAGAGCCTCGCGCGCAAGATTGACGGCTCACAGATAGCCAATAGAGTTATAATCGGTGGCGGACAACAAAATGCTAGCACATATACAGATATAATTACTGTAAGCGGAGCAGATTCAAAGTCATTTTCTTTACCTTATAAGTTTGCTAATTTGACAATTAGGATAGATATAGGTGCTGGTTGGGTATCTCAACAGATTGGTATTGATAATATTGCCGACTTCGGAGCGACTGTTGATGTTTTATATAATTATCAAGACAAGATGATACGATTTGAAAATGTTCTAGCAGACGGCGATAAGATAGAATTTTCAGGAAATCCTAAAGTTGATGTTTTGGCTATTAGTGAAGAGCCAGATAGCATTGCTAAGTATGGAGTTAAAACTAAATACATTGAAGACAAGTCAATAGAGGACTTAGATATAGCGAGAAAACGAGCGTCAGCAGAATTAGCAATATACGCCGAAACAGTAGAGGATGTTAAATTTAAAACATTTACAAGCGGATTGAGAGTCGGACAATATATCAATCTAAAATCTACTGAACGAAACTGTGATACTAATTTTATTATAAACGATATAATATTTAAAATGATTGACCCGAACACTTTTGATTATACAGTCGGATTAATTACTACTAGAAAATATGGACTTATAGAATTGCTACAAAGTATTTTAGAGCCAGACCCTAAGCAAGATGATGCTGAGGCAGTGGCTCAAAAAATTAAATTAGATAAAAAGACAATAACAATAACAGAATTGATTGAAGTAACGAGTGCTGTAACCGATATTGCTACAATAACAGTAGCAGAAGATATACAGAATGACCCTTTGGGTGCTGGAGTAGAACCGACTTGGGTTCTCGGTCCCTATACACCCTCAAGTCATTCAGACCCTAAGCGTGTTGGCGAACTTTCAAAAAGCCTAAAATTGTATTGATAGAAGTTTAAAACTTTATTA